TCTTTGTTGTAATGATCTCTGAGAGTTAGTGGTAACCAGTCTTCATCAAAGTCATACAACTCGTTTGAGGCATAAGTTTGTTTCATTTCATCTAATTCATACTTCAAGTCTTCTATTTGTGGCTTATATGCCAAAGAACCATCCAGTGGGTCTGTTAATGGTCGAGTAATGTCAAAATCCATTACCTGTCCTTCGCCACCACCTAGAACTTTTTTACCAACCACCACTTTATTGCCACTAATACCTTCTACTGTCTCTCTCAGAGTGGCTTTAGGGTTGGCTTTAATAAACTCTTCTATACCAAGAACTTCTAGTTCCTTTGGTTTAAGGTTCTTGTTTGCCCACTGTACTATGCCTTGACCTTTGAGCTTTGGAGAAGCTTTTTCGATTAAGTCTTTGATGCCCGGTGAAAAAGTACCTTCAGGTGTGTATGCCAGATTGAGGGTGTCTTCTGGTGTAAACATAGGTTGTTTGCCTAGAGTTGCTATGCCTTCTTCTGTTTTTGCTCCCTTGCCAGCTTTACTGCCAGCTCGCATCACCGCACCAAATGCTCCCATTGTTTTTAACAGACCACCCAATGGAGGACCTACATATGGAGCTGCGTATATTGTATCGCCCACTGCACCTAGACCTTGCATACTGGCATCAAAGTAACCACCAAAACCACCACGTTGTAAATTTTCTGCAAAAGAGGGATATGGTTCGTTGGAGAAAGCTTCTGTGACTGGCTGGTCGTATGATGGTAAAGATGGGTATTCACCAAAAAAGTCTGCATAACCAGCACCGGGAGCCAACATACCAGCAAAGTTACTCATCTGCCCCGGACTTGGGGCGTACTCCATAGAAGTTTCTTTAGTGCGTTTAGCTCTATCTACGTTTCGCTGAACTTGTTGTAATAAAATATCTTCAATGGACATTGCACAATTCTATCACCTAAAACAAGGACCAGTAAACCAGACTACGACTGCATAGCGTTCACCAGAGGTGATTGGTTTTATTTTGTGAGGTATAAAGCTACTGAAAGCTACGACATTGCCAGCTGTAGGTCTTTGGCAAGTACCTGTCTCACTGGTACGAAAGCATATTTCGCCACCCTCATAGCCATCATTCAAAACTATGGTCACACTGACTTTTCGTGATATAGGCTTTTCGCTGGAATCTAGGTCGATGTGGTAGGTGTAACCATTAGAAGGGGCTTTGTAGTGGAGTATCTGTGCTTTCTCAATGCCAGTCAGATCGTACTTAAAGTAGAGATTAACCATTTGAGCAACTTTTTGTAGGATTTCGTACAAGTTTTCAGCTTCATGCTCAATGTAGTAAACGTCTGCATCTCTGATGGAAGTGTCTGTTACTTCTTTACCATCTTTGTGAACCTTACCTTTGACTGGGATAGCATCCTCAAGGTAATCCATGAAGGCTTGTACTTCTTCACTGGATAGAGCCATACCTGTGACTCCATGTTTTGAGGCGTTCATTTGTACATTAGCTCATATGTAGACCAATTCTTCAACAATATGTCTAACCAGTCATCCATGGACATGATAGCCATTTTTTGATTGTCTACCTCCCATTCAGGATTTATGGCGTGAAAGGGTACTGCCACTCTTGTGGGAATACGATTGAACTTAAAAATCAGGATGGGTATGGTTCCTTCGTTGTCAGCTGATTCACAAACCTGTCGCCACCATTCTGGTTTGAGCCAGTTACCTTCTTTGTAATGTTTGCACTCGATAGAGTGAAATGGAATGTTTATGTCAGAAAGGTTCTTTGTCTGATATTGGTCGAGGTTTCGCTTACAGGTTACGTCAAAATTATTTTGCAAAAAAAATTCGTTTAGGATTCCTACTACTTTTCTTTCGTAACTCGCACCCTTGGTTCTTGAATTGATTGGCATGGTCAGGATTTTTTCGATCTAACTTTTTTTATATACATGTGCAAAGTATAGCACTTCTAAAGTGCAATGAGATTTTTTGGTGATTGGGTGTACTCAACTTAGTTATAACTGTAAAAATATTTGCGTCTGCCATATATGGGTGTGTGGGGTCAAATCTAATACTCGTCTACCCAAAAAACCCAGTCTATAGGGTTCCTTTGGAGCATCTGACGAACCAGATTTGATAGAGTGTTGACCCTGTGTTCACACACTTGCACAATCTAGCAAGTAATTGCACATTACAATATAGCTGTAAGTCATTGATTTTATTGGAGTTTTTGGTAAAAAGTGAATTTTTCAGAAAAAAAAAGTCAGTTCTAAAAGAGCACCCCAGAATAAGTTAAATCTTTACTTATCCTTTGGCGAGTAATCTGTAGTTTCTGCTCCCAAAAGCTTGCCCAGTCTTTCCTTTATCTGGTCTTTACTCATGCTGTCTAGGTTAGCGTTTATGTTCAGATTCTGTGACCTATTGATAGACAAACCAGCGAGTTGATTGAGCTCTTTGATAGCTGACACAGCTGCGTTAAGCTGTCCACTTTCAAACGCTGTCTCTGTTATCTTCCACAACATCGTGCCAGTCTTGGCTGGTGTTATCGCATACTTCTCAGCCAGTTCGTCTTGCTTAACTCGTATCGCCTTAACCACATTAGGATGATGTTTACCACTGAGTAACTTGTTCGCACTTACAGCTGGGAACTCAAAGCCAGCCTTCCTAGCTGCCTCAGTCTGGGAGCAAGCTCCCTCAGTGTAGTGCCACACAAATGAGGCTTGCATTTCAGTCAGCCCAAACTCCTCGTCTTTCTCAAACTGTGTTGGAGCACTGATAATTGGTGTCTTTGGTTTCTTAGGTCTTCCAGCCATATTTATTCCTCAGTGAGGGCTATGAAATTACCCTCATCTATTTTTATTATTGCGACAATGTTCTTGCGTTTCAACTTCCTCACGACTCCCAAATAAGTATTAGCCACCACAAAGTGTGTGGTTATTTTATAGTCTTCTTCATCAGTCTTGAAGAGTATCTCTCTGAGTCTATTCATATCAACAGTGTACCTAGGGTAGTGTACAGCTCCTAAACACTTCTGTAATTGCAACCCCTATAAACCCCTTTCTATTTATAACCATAGTAATTAATTAATATTTATATATATAATAGTACACTAATACCCTATAACAGACAGAAAGCCTTATAAACAAAGGAAATCTTGACAGTGTACCTTGCAGTGTACCTCTCGCTTCAGACACCCTCCCAGATACCCTCCTACTACAAACTTCACCACAATCACGCACATCTGTGCTCATTTGTCCAAACTCTCCCACACCTCATCTCTCGACTTAAAGTGTACCCTAACAAAGTATTTCCTCACCAAAGCCACTACTGTGAACACCAGAGTTTGCACTCCAGCTGTGACTGGCACACTCAGTTCTAACCAAGTGGTGATAGACAAGACAACAAAAGCAATAGGAAACGCCATGAAAAAACCTATGGTCACATCGCTTACAGCTTCTCTCATGGCACTCCTATCTAGTGTCATATGTCACCCTCAGACTCGCCCTAATACCATGTGCATTGAGCTTCTCTTTAAGCTCCTCTAAAGAGTTATCACTCTCAGGTCTAATGACCACTCCAGAGTGCACATAAAGAGCTTTAACAGTCTTTTTATTCTTCATATAGCCTCCTATCTCGAAAACGCTGAATCACGTTGTGTACAGCCACAAATGGCATGGAGATGAAAACAAATGTCAGCAATATCACAGCACATAGAAGGAATAACCACACACTGAACCACTCTTTAATCACTAATCATCTCCAAAGTTGGCGTTGAACCCACCACTATCATCTTCTATCGCTGTGTAGTTCAAGTCATACACCTTCTTACCATTACTTCTTCTTGGTTCTATGCCTCTTTCGTGTAAGACACGACTCGCATCTTTAATGTCTGGCATCCTAGGTTGCTTGATACCTAAGTCTCTCAGTAACTTCGTCATCTGTACTGGCTTCAAGTTGTCACTATCAAAGTTGACGTGTTCTAGCAGTAAATCCTCAACACTCGACTGAGTTCTGTATATTTCATTAGAATCTTGTAATAACTCTCTCTCATCAGGGCTTAGAAACCAGTTCTTCTGACCTTTCACATACATAGTCTCCTTCACCTCAGCCCACATCTGTTGCATGTCCACCCCATGATTGACGTTGATGTCTTTGACAGCGAGAACCCAAAATCTTCGATTCCCAGACGTATCAGTCAAAAATTCTCTTGCGTTAACACTCGCATAAAAGGCTGTGCGTCTTTGATAAGTCGTAAATGCTCTGTCGTAAGGTAATCTGAGCTCATCTGTCCTTGCAGTCACAAAAGCTTTCAGCTGGTCGATGTCTGACTTCTTAAAAGTGCTCTCGATCTCACCCAACTCGACAATCCAGTGTGATACAGCCCTCTTGACACTATCCTTGTCACTAGGGTTTAGTGTAGCTCCTTCTAGTAACCAACCTTTGTCATAGTCACACAGTCTTTTAAACCACAGTGTTTTACCCAGCCCTTGAGCACCTTGTAATACAAGTATTCCCTCAAGTTCCACTCCTTGCTCCTCATAAGCAGCTGCTACACAGCTGACCAACCACTTTTTCATCAGCATCTCTTTCAGTTGGACACTTTCATGTGTGGTTAGACTGTCTAAGAAGGTTTGTAGTCTGGGTTCGCCATCCCAAGGCTTGCTATCTATCCACTCTACCACTGGGTTGTATTCTTGTGCCAGTATCTTCAGATAATCTCTAACTTTAGTGTGGGGTATGCCCATGTTGATACATCTGTCCTCTACCTCGATCAGAGAAGCCTCCTCTTTCATGTCAGCGATGAATTGGGTGTTAGGTATCTCTATTTCCATTCGTTTCTTAATGACGTTGTAACGCACTTCAACACTATGGGTTTTAAGAACCCCATTCACGTTGTCCTTGGTGTTGAGAAACCTTCCATTGGCATTGCGTTGAAAGTCATACTCGATGGGTAGGTCAAGTTTCTGTAACGAGGGTATCAGCTCGCCCTCCAGTGCATCATTCTTATGGTCGTTGTAGTCTCCTTGTGTCTGAGGCATCAAAACCTCTGCATTTCCTTTGTTCTTCAGTATGTACTGACAGGCTTTACTTGCCTCCTTTTCACCAGTCTTACTGTCATCGTTATCAGCGATAAATATGTGTTTTTTCTTATTGAAGAACTCAAACATAACCTCAGCAACAGGAGATAGGTTGTAAGCGTCAAAACTGACGACCACAGGCTGTGAGTAGTCAGCGTAAATACTAGCAGCGGTGGCGTAACCCTCTGCATAATTAATTATGTCACTGGTTTTCAATATCTCTTGTCCTAGTATAAAAAAGCTACCGCTTTTTTTAGAACCAGTGAGAAACTTCTTTGAGCCATCGTCATTAATATATTGGATGCCCACAATCGTTAGTTGTTTGTCGTATAGAGGTATCATCAACACCCCATCAGAGCTAATTCTAAGCCCATAGGAGAGCACTTTCTTCTTTTCTAGGTAAGGATGCTTCTCGCAAGGTTGTGCTTCAGCCCAAAGGCTTTGTGCACGTTTCGCCGCCTTGGAATACTTCTCCTCTTGTTTGATACCAGCCTCTTTTCGTAGAGCTTCGATCTCAGCCTTCTCTTCTTTAGTAAGAGGTTTCCTCTTTCTGTTTTCTGGTTTCCATTCTGCTGTAGGAGAATCAGCTGAGAATCGATAGTCACCCAATCTGCCAAAAGGCACTGATTGATCGAGCCACAGCTGATACCACCCACAGAACTTACGCTTACCACCGACATTGATGTACGCTCGACCTATTGAGCCATCAGTGACTAAGCCTTTCTTGGGGTCTGGTTCCATGTGGTTCTCTTGTAAAAAGTTAGAGAACTCATGGATTAAATCTGTTGTAAATGGTTTATCAAAATTCTTTGTGGGGCGTGTTATTTTTAGTGACATCAATTATCTCTTTTTATAGGTCTGTTGCAGTTTTTGGTAAAGTGTGTAAAATACTACAAGATTTTATTTAATTAAGCAAACAAAAAAAGGAGACTGATATGAGTTTGACAATAAAAAGTGAAGGTGACTTTGAAGCTTTGGCTGTGGGTCAGTATGAAGGGGTGTGTTATCGAATAGTAGATATGGGTACAAGAGAAGAGGTCTACAAAGACAATCCACCAAAGAAAAGAACAACAGTGCAAATTACTTTTGAACTGCCAACAGAGAAAATGGATGATGGCAGACCATTGAGTATTTCCAGAACTTACACACAAAGTTTGTTTGAGTCGAGTGCACTTAGAAAAGATTTAGTGTCTTGGAGGGGTAAGAACTTTACTCCAGATGAAGAAGCTGGTTTCGACATTTCTAACCTACTGGGTAAGAACGCTCTAATAGAAGTAGCTCACACTGAGAATGGTAAAGCTAAAATAGCTGGCATCTTCAAACCAGATGGTGGTGTGCAAGAAACACCAACACATAATGAGCTGACAGCTTTTGATATGGATGTGTACTGTGATGAGTTTAATGGCAATAGCAGTGAGAAAACTAAAGCTATGTGTGATATTTTTGATACACTACCTGAGTGGCAACAAAAAGACATTGAAGATAGCTTTGAGTTAAAGGCAGCTAAGAAAGATAGCAATGCCTCAGTAGAAGAAGCAGAAGTGGTAGAGGAAGAACCTAAAGGTCTAGCTGATTTTCAGGCAGATGCTGAGGGTGACGACAGCATACCCTTTTAATTTAAGTTTCAGTGGGTGGTGTTTTTCTCTAATCTCACACAACAAGACAAATCCACCCACACCCTTCAGGAGCAGTATGGACAATCCAGACATGGTTAACCAACCACCACACTATGTGAACCAAGGTGAGGTTGAGTGCATTGACTACATTAAACAACAACTGGGCGACAACTTTAGATACTATTTAGAGGGCACAGCCATCAAATATCTGCATAGGTTCAAGTACAAGGACAAAGAAATAGAAGACTTAAAGAAACATCAGTTCTATATAGATAAGCTCATAAAAGAGTTGGAATCTTTAGACAAGCAACTGATAGAAGAAGCAAGGAACTTCATTGACTAGCTTAGAGTACGACATCTATAACTTACCATCTGCAATCATGATGGAACACAAGCTATCTACAGACACCATACAGACACTTAACACCTACTTAGACAAAGAACTGCAAGACCCTAACAGAAAGTCTCTCAGTGGCGATCTGGTAGGACAAATACATCAAGGTGAGCAACTGTCTATGGATTTTGAATGTGACGAGCTCAAAGACTTTAGAGCTATGGTTGAGAACCTAGGGGTAGCTTATCTCAGACACTTTGTAGAACAGACAGGAACCATGATAAGACCTAAGCAAGTCGTGACAGATAAACTTTGGTCAGTTCACTCTTATGAGGGTGACTACAATCCAATCCACGACCACCTCACAGCTTCACCTATGGGTATTAGCTTTACCACTTGGACAAAAGTGCCAGAGCAGATAGGTAAGACAGCAGATGGAAAAGAAGTCGAGGATTACAATTTATACAACTCATCTGGTGTGATAGATGGGTATATCAATTTCACATATGGTCTTAACCAGACTTCTGACCCAGAAAGGTTAAGACCTTCACAGTCTCGATATGTGAAACCAGAGGAGGGTAAGTTGTTATTGTTTCCATCTTGGATGCAACATGCAGTTTACCCTTTCTTTGGTTCAGGAGAGAGAAGGACAGTAGCTGGCAATATGAATTGCTTTGACGTAACAGAAGAACAAATGAAAGGAGCGAAAGATGGAGTTTAAAGAAGGTTTATATGAAGACATACCCTATGAGCAGTATGACTCAATACCAGCATACAGGTCACACGATCTAACCAGTGTGATTAAGTGTCCATATACATGGAAGAACAAGAAAGGGTTAACGCCCTCTCCAGCTTTGCTGGAAGGCAGAGTGCAACACACAGTGTTCTTAGAACACCACAAGTTTGACGAGGAGTTTGTCATACAGCCCAACATAGACAGAAGAACCAAGGTAGGTAAGGCTGAGTATGAAGACTTCTTAGCTACTGTTGGTAACAGAACACCTATCAGCCAAGACCTGTACGATCTGTGCATGGAGAGAAGAGAGCTGGTCAAAGAATACATACCTAAAGAAGACCACAAGGTCGAGTGCACATTGATGTTTACTTATCATGGACATCCATTCAAATGTAGGATGGATTGGTATGACAATGTAGATGTGTGGGATTTAAAGACTTGTAGAGATGCTTCTTTCAGAGGTTTCAAGCAAGCCATCAACGCTTTCAATTATCACATGCAAGCAGCTCTATATGTTGATGCCTGTAGGTCATTGGGTATGCCAGCTGGTAAGTTTAACTTCTTAGCACAAGAGAAGACTCATCCTTATCCTTATGTGGTTTATACCTTGTCTGATGAAGCTATGGAGTATGCTAGAGCTAAGAACCAACAGGCTTTGTCTTTGTTACTCAGATGTAAAGAAGAAGATAAGTTTGTGCCCTATGGCTTAGAAGGAACCCAAACCATAGAGCTAGGAGACTTGTATTAGTTACAGCTAGGCTTTAGTTCTTTGTAGTCTGGGTAGTGACCAGCACACACCATGTCAGTGTAATGCTGTTGAGCTAAGAGCTCATCTTGGTAATCCATAGCACCCACAAAGCCCAACATTACAAATATCAATATGGTTATAAACCAGCTTTTCATAATCTTCTCCAGTGAGAGGGGTGGCTTACGCCACCTCCTCTGTGTTGAACCTATCAAGATATGCTTTATGCTCCCCTTCTTCAAAAGAAGTTATAGCATCTTCGATTCTCCAAGTTATGAATGTCTTGGCATAGTCTAAGGTTGTATATTCGTACCTATCTCCATAAAGCTCTATGGGTCTAAAATTAGGTGTGTAAAAAGCATAATATTTTTTTCCTGTTCTGCCTTTTTCTTGTGGAATTATGTAATAACCTTTGTATTTGTAACCCCATTTGCCACCTACTGATGGTGCACCTATTTCTTTTATTAATTCTAATTTCATAATTTTCTCCAATAAGAGGGGTGGCTTACGCCACCTCCTTTAGTTTTCTGTCAATTCTAGTTTTGGCATCTTTAAGTTTATGAGTAACATTTAATTTACCATTTAGTCTGAAGTGATACATGCTGTTGTAGTAATCACTATCCATACTTAAAGGGGTTCTTACACATGTTATTTCGACACCTTTATACTCTCTATATACTCTTTTCATTTTTTCTCCTTTGTTATTAATCTCACATGTCTATAATAACATATGTGTACAAATGTGCAAGTATTTGCACAAAGAAATATTAATTAATTTAAGGTATAGATTCGTACAAATCTACTGACCTTTGCTTGTCGCATAACCAGAACACCAACAAGTAACGATCTCCACCTTGTACTGGCAGACCTCTGTGTAGGTTAGTAAAGCTAGGAAAGATTAGAGCGTGACCACTGGGCAAAGGATTGAGCACACCATGATTATGAAATTCAGTGCCACCTCCTTCATAGGAGCCAGTGTTCAAAGGAACAACCACACTGATCTCAGCACTCTCGTCATGATGCCATGCCCCTTGCTTCTTATCTTTCAGGTTGTAGTTGGCTATCTGTATTGTGGTGGGGTCTTTACAGTCACGTTGCCATATAGCATTGAAGATTGGGTTGAGCACAGTTTGTGTGACAAACCACATGTTCCTGTACAGCTCAGGCACTTGCTCTCGCAACACAATCTCAGGTATCTGTCTGAGCTCGTCTTCTGCATCGTTACCTACAAACCCTATTTCTTTCTTCATCAGCTCGATCTCTTTGACCAACAACTTACAGAAGTGTCTTCTAAACAAAGGTACTCTGTAAACATCAGGGAATATCTTTTTAACCACCTTATGTACAGGAGTTTTGCCCATGTTGTCCACACCATCTCCAGCTCTGTACTTAGCTATCAAAGGCAAAGTGTCTTGCACAGCGTTGTAAGTGGTTTGGTTGACCATCCAATGAGATTGCATACTTAGTAGGTAATTCTTCAACTTATACATGGTTTTGTAGTTTAACATACAATATAAAATATATATTTGTAATTTGTTGCAAATATTAGTAGAATTACCCACATGGAAAATCAAGCATTAATAGATGATAGTAAACAGAGAAAAAGTTTGGCTGTAGACGTTAAGACTTATGACTTACTTCAAGATATATGTAACCAAGAGCACAGGTCAAAGATAGACCAGCTCAAGGTCCTTATTGAGAAAGAGCATAAACGCTTGAACACAGCAGTAGTCTAATGTTTTTCAAAAGCATTATGACTAAGAAACCAGTACCTCAAAGTTATAAGCCTGTGGTAGAAGCACCAGAGGTTATAGAACTTTACAGTAGATTAACATTGCACCACCAGACAGCTCTTCTAAGGCTAATCTCTAGGAACCTAGAGATAGAGATAGATGGGCAAACCACCATGGGATATGACATGGATTTCGAGGTTGAAGGGGCAATGATTAAAGGTACTGAGTCTTTAGACTAAGCCAGCAATACCCATCTGTTTCCTCATAGCAATCTCTCTATCGTCTTCGTTAGGAAGGATAGTAGGAGACATCATTTGTTGTGGAGCTAGTGTGGGTTGTGGAGCTTCAAACATATTACCTTGTACTTGTGGCATCTGAAAGTTGTTGATAGAACCTTGTAGGTTTTCTATCATCGATTGTGGCATTTGTTGTATGCCAGTATTTTCAGCTGGTGCATCTTCTCTAGTCTCTGTTCTTACACCAGATGCAACAGCACCAGATATTAAAGGAGCTTGGAACCTATCTAATGTTTGCCTTACAGCGTTTACTGCTGTTTTAGTACCAGCAGTTTCGTCAATAGATTTTATAATTGTAGGAGCTACAACTCTTCCAGCACCCATCATAGGAAAGTTCAACAAACCATTTCTAGCCAAACCAGACATTATCGTATAACCAGAACCTGATGGATTGAGTTTTATCTCTGCCCATAATGTAGGCATAACATCTTGTCTAAATTGTTTGATTCTTGCTATCTCATCAGGAGAAAACAGCTCTTTGATAACAGCACCTTGTTTGTTAAATACATCATTAAAGTTATTAACAATAGCTGTTCTGGTTACTTCACCACCTTTTCCAGAAAATGCTTTTGTAAGCACAGCATCCTTCATCAATGCTTGCACCTCAAGAAACTGTGCCTCTGGCAGTATGTTTCTAAGTTTAGATAAAGCTAAAGGAACTGCTTGATTAGGAGAAAATTTGTTATGTCCAAACAATAAATTAGTGACTTGAACAGGTGTATAGTCTTGGTCGGTTATTTGTGACAATATTCTGTTAGCAGCTTTCTCTTGAGCACTCTTACCTACACCTTTACCAATTAAACCCATGTAATCTTTGTACAAACCAGTAGCGTTTTGTAGCTGGTCCAAGACAGCTTGGTCACCAGTAATAAAACCTCTTTCTATACCATTGTAAACAGCATCATCTGTGACTCTTTTCATTTGTTCAAGAGCCAACCTCTCTGCTGAACCAATAGGAGCTTGCTTGATTGCTGTGCCTAATCTTTTTTGATAGCCATGTATGTTTTTAAGAGATACATCTGTAAACTTAGGGTTTTCAGACATTTTTATTAATTTTCTTAAAAAATTAACCTCTTTCATCAAAGGTCCACTATCTAGCTGTCCAGCTGAAAATACTTTTCTATACTCTGCCAAAACTTCGTTTGCAACTTGATTTACACCACTGGGGCTCATCATAGGTTGTACAGGTGCATCTTTTACAGCCTCGTATGCTTCTTGTGACTCTTTTTTCAATCTATCTGCTTCTCTACCAACTACAGTTTGTATTTCTTCAGAAGCAGCTAATGGTATGTTTGAATAAACTCCACCACTGCCAACAGTACCAGCTCCAAACTCTTCTTGTAACTGTAGGGCATCTGATCTAATTTCATTCAGTTGTCTGTCATCAAAACCTCTAATAATATCGGTTCCTAGATCGTCAGAGGCAGACTGTCTCAACACATCTTCTTGACCTAATTGATCTGTCTGTCGAGGTGTAACACCTTCTGGTGGTAGTGCTGTTCTTTGTCCTTGTGTAAGTGGGTATTTAGATTCTGTAATAACTTCTGGTTCAAACCTAGGCAATCTGTTTACTGTTAAATCTTTCACAGCTTTCACCTTGGCACTTGCCCCTTCTGTAATCTTTTCTGCCCCTTCTCTAATGCTTTCAACCACAGGTTTCGCTATAGGGCTAAGTATGTCAGCACCTTTTTTTACCAAAGGAGGTAACACTACATCGGCTCCAACACCTATAGCTGAAGTAACACCAATGTCTGTACCAATCTCACCAAGTGTGTCATCTCTAGCCTCAACAGTTTTAGGTGTAACTATATTTTCACCAATTTTGCTTGCAGTTTCAGTTCCTGTATAGGCTATACTTCCTCTAGCTACTGTTCCCAACAAACTTTTAGCACCTGAAGCATATTTTGTGGCTGGCATGTATTTCAACATTTCGCCTAAGAATGTATTTACATCAGTACCAGTAAAACCCGGCTTGTTAACATAGTAGGGTCTGTTGTTCCAAACCATCATAGGATTGCCAAACTTGTCTTGAAATTTTCCACCCCACCTCTTGTCATCTCTAAAAGCGTCTTCAAAAACTTCTAACTTTCCAAAATCATCAGCTGTCAAAGCTGCCATAGTATTGGGTAAAAGTGTTGCAAAGAAACCGGGAAAATCATTACCCATTTGTGTAATTTCTGGAACATTAGGAAACTCTACAGTAGAGCCTTCAACATTTTCATCACTTAGAATATCATCAACTAATGGGTCAGACGTGTTCGATTCTGGTTGATCTTCTATTTCGTTTAAAACTTTTGTTGTTCCAGCTCCATCAGGTAAGGGTATGCTCATATCTATTTACCTCTGTTTTCCCATCCTACTATTATAAAAGGTCCAGCACTCTTGTTTGGATTCTTTCTGTCTGTAAAAATACCACGAGAATTATCAATTACAGCACCAGCTGGTAAAGAATTAAACCACTGTAAAACTTTTTCCTCATCATTTGGGTCTATGTCTTCTGGTAATTTTTCAAAAATACCTGTATCTGTAGCTTTAAGCATTTCGTTTACAGTTTTAATGTCTGTAACTGTAGGGTCAGACAACAGCTCTTCTTCTTTTCTGTTCAACATAATTGCATTTTCTGTCATTTTTTTGAAAGCATACATGGATATGTAGTTTGCTTCTGGGGTTTTACCCAAAGAAAGAACAGCAGCTTGGTATGCCTTGAACTCCATATCAGAAGTAGAACCAGAACCAACAGGTCGCATTTTAGGTCCTAAAAAGAAAGATATAGCCTGTAAGTCTTCAGCACCCATAATTCCAGCAGATTCAGCAGAAGAACCAAAAGTTTGTTGTGCAATTTGTTTGATAGGTAAAAGAGCTTCTGTGACCAAACCTGTGTCTGTGCCTGACATAAGTAAAGACAAACCTCTGTCCACAGCTGGCAAAACATTAGTAACTTTGTCATTAAAGGCATCTTTAGTTTTCTGTATGGCTTTGATTCTTTCTTCTTGAATGATTGTGTACATAGGCATTTGTCCATCTGTACCACTCAGTAAAATATTATATACAGCTCCATCTTTAGTCAGAGGCGTGAGCTCAGTGTATCGACCACCTATGATAACTGGCGAGTTAATCTGTGCTGGGTCTTTTGCTGTAATTTTTTGTACTATATCTTCAAAAATTGGTAAATTTCTATTTAGACCTAAAGCTTCAATAGCCTTTTCAGCATCTTCTCTCCGCAAATATACAGCCTGTGCACCACCACCTGTAACTTTTGTGCCTCCAGTGCTACCTCCCTCTATTCTTGTTTTGTATTTTAAAGCTTGAGATGTTGTTAAGGGTATAAAGTCACCAGCTGTATAGGTTTGTCCATCTATTGTCAGAGGTTCATTGCTAACATATAAGTATGATTTCATTTCGTTATCACTGTCAGTTTTAGCAAGTTCAGCCAAAGCTTTGTTTAAATAATCGTTAGCCCTTTCTTCGCTTTGCATGGCTAATCTAGCAGCTTGTAGACCTATCTCACGTCTAGCTTTTGCATACTCCTCTTTTTTTTGTTGCATGCTTTGTGAGGCTTGATTAAAGCCTAAAGCCAAACCACCAGCTAGAGAATTAGGTCTATCAGTTTGTTGTTGTGCTGTAAGACCTCGTGATATGTCTGTAGCTAAGTCAAAAAAATTGTATCTTTCAGGAGGTGGGCTAAATTGCTGTAAACGATCTGCATATTTTTTTTGTTCAGCCTCATAATCAAAATCTTTTGTTTGATCTAGAAGATAGTCTACATAAGAATTTCCAGTATCTACTGCCATTAGTTTGTGTACCTTGGTTGATTAGCCATGTTACCTAAAGCTCCCAACGCTCCAAGACCTACATTGATACCAGCCATCATTGGGCTAGGTCTAGGCGTAAACTGTGTTGATGTTTGGAAAGAACCTTGTGGAGCCATACTAATGAATGGCGATAGAGCTTGATATTGTGCCAATGGAGCTGCTTGTGCTGTCAGTTGATTAGCCCTCTGAGCGTCTATTACAGCTTGATCTTGTGCTTGTTGCATACCACCTGAACTTAACAGTTGGTTCACATCAAATGCACCAGCCTGTTGTCTAGCAGAACCTAAGTTCTGTAGGTTACTACCTAAACCAAACTGAGCATTGGCTAGATTCTGTCCATATTGCGTTTCTAAAGCACCCATATTACTAAGAGCACCAGCACCAGTCTGAGCTGCTCCAAACCTTGTACCAGCTAAACCAGACAGTGTAGAACCTAAGTTTTGTTGTGCACCTAGTTGTGCTCCAGCTAATCCAGTCAACTGACTGCCTAAAGCTTGTTGTGCACCAAGTCTTTGTCCTGATAAACCAGCCAAACCAGACGATGCAAGTCGTTCTGCTTGTCTTTGCCTTGCAAACTCACCTAAACCTGTCTGTTGAGCTTCTGAGAAGCCTCTTGACCTAATACCACCTAAAGCTTGTGCAAGACCTCTACCCAAGTCTCTTCTTCTTTCACCAGCTGATAGTCTGGCTCTGGAACCAAATGCAGATTGTCCACCAGTCATTATGTCTCTAGCTCTTTGTGCCATATCTTGTTTATCGCCAGCCTCTAATACATCATCAATAGTTTGTTGTACGACTCTTTCTTCAAAAGGGTTGTAGAATTGACTGGTTAATCCTTGGTCGTAAGCACCTGTAGTGCCTCTCAGTAAGTTCTCAGACTCTCCTAACCTCCTACCAAATCTGTCAGTAGCACCTATACCTCTTCTAGCTATGCCACCTAATTGTGTACCAAAGTTACCAGCAGCTCCTCTTGCGATCTCTTCTACACCACCTAATTCACCTCGTAAGCCACCTATACCACTCTGTAGCTCTTGTAGTCCTCTCTGTTGAAAGCCTCTGCCTCTTTCTATGCCTTCGCCTATGTCAGTAACACCTTGCCTGTAAGCCCTTTCTGCTCCTGTTAAGAATGGGTCTTGTATGCCAACATTTCTTCTGGCTAAATCCATGCCACCCAGTTGGTCTGCTGTGAAGTCAGCTCTTCTTTCTTCTACTACTCTTGGTGTGCCATCAGGGTTAAAGAAAGTTCTTTCAGCAGCTCGCATAGCACCGGGAATAAAGCCACCTTTACCATCTAAACCAAACAACAACTGTTGTGTCAGTGCATCCATACCTGTTTCTTGCCTTACTACGCTAGGTATATAGTTAGGGTCTGGCTCGTTAGAGCCTGTGTATGGAGCTAGTGGTTGTCCTGTTGGTGGGGTTACTGGCATTGTTGTGGCAAGATTAGGATTCGTGTTCATTTCATCCCTATCGTCTATGCCATTGCCATCGGCATCTTGGAAATCTGCTGTTCTAAATTGAGGTTCGGGTGTTGTTACAGGTAAAGATGGTGTTGCTACAGGTAAAGATGGTGTTGGAGTAGCAACCTCTGGAATAATATTAGGTAAAGGTGTTTGTGGTGTTATACCAGCTGCTAACAAGTTAGCATTGACCTCTTCCATGTTTATCTCTGGAATTTGTACTGTTTGACCATTTGGTAATGTAATCGTTTGCATAGGTAACACTGAACCAATACCACCTATCTGTGTCGGCAACTCTGGTTCAAATGGTTCTATTACAGGTAAAGGACCAGTAGGCAAAGTGGGTAGATTGGATAAAGTAACTGTATTATCCAAATTAAACAAATCAGGTATTTTCATCCCAGCTAAAGAACCACGATACCCCAAAGGATTTGCTAAATATTCTGCTTGAGCTTTTCTACCAGCTTCGGTTCTAGTGTTAAATTTCATATTACTTCTTTAAGCTGGTCTTGCTTGACTGCTAAAAGCCTCCATAAGTTGATACATTAAATCTGTGCCTCCATCTCTACTAGGAGCACCTGTAGGGCTTAGAGTTATTATGCCACTATCGTTTTTCATGTCGTAAGAACCAGCACCTCTTACAGCCTGTCCTGTCATGACAAACTCGCCATCTGATAACATTGCTGGTACATCGTCACTGGTTTCTGTACCTTCGCCATTAATCTGACCATTCATTCTCTCAAAGTCTTCTATAGCTACATTTCCACCTTCAGCGTAAGCCATTGGCATAACATAACCACCCATGTTGTAACCCATTCTTTTGACTACATCTGGAGCTACTTTTGCGAGTGATTCCAAACCTTTGTTGGGATATTGCACTTCTCCACCTTTAGCTGCTGCCATAACTTGTTCTCTGCCACCACTAAGTTGTGGCATTGTGTTAGCTGGTAACAAACCAAACTCAGTAGGATTAGGTGCTCTTTGACCCATTCTCCTAGCGATCTCAGCTTCTAAGTTATATCGACCAGCTGCGTTCATGGTAGTCAATGGTGTTAGTTGTACACCTTTGTCTTTCTTGGTGTCTTCATATGCTAACTTGCCCAAACCAGTAGCCAAAGCACCTATGCCCAACATACCCATGCCACTTAGACCACCTTGTGCGTTTCTCATGAAACCACTTCTCATAGGTTGACCAGTGGTTGGGTCAATAATTGGGTTGCCTTCCGAATCAGTCATAACATCCCCACCATAGACATCTCTAAGACCACTAGCACCACCAAATCCAAAGGCATCACCAACACTTTTAATTAATTGTGGTGTTTTTCTACCAAAGAATCTACCTTGTTGGCTTGCCAACTGTTCATATTCTTGTTGTGTAATTACATTACCTTCTGCATCTTGATAAATTAACTCACCACCCTCACCTTGCACTGGTTGTGGTAAACCGCCACCACCAAGCAATTTACCTATACCACCAGCTA